GGAGTCGGGGCCACCATCCAGTGGGTGTAGTCGTAGTCGCAGTAGAACGTCGGGATGGATTCTTGAGCCGGGTCAGGCCAATACTCCCGCAGATACTCGTACCGACGCAGAAGAACCGGATACCGCTTGCCGGCCACCGTGATGTTCATGGACACAGTCTTGTGCCACCGGGCGGGCTTGTCGATGACATTCGCGCCCTGCACCATCGCGCTCGTCTGGACAGTCAGGTTGCCCAGAAACTTGATCTGCGAAGCAATAACCTGCTCCGCGAGCATGATGAACAGGGGAATTTTGTCCAGAGTCGCTTGGTCAGTACGCTCCAGGTAAGACTGGATGTTTTCGACTAGCGAGTCGTAGGTCATCACGGCTGCGACTGTCATCACCACACCTTCTTCTTGATCGACTCAGGCTGAGAGACAAACTGCTTGCCCTGCTTCATGCCCTCTCGCTTGGCTCGGGTAGTTGCCCCATACTCAGCCGGAGTCAGTTTCTCAATCTTAGCCTTGGGCAGATACCGCTCACCAGTGGCTTCCGGGCCTTGAGTAGAGGGCTTTCCAGACTTTGTGCCCCAGTCCTCACGAGTCCATTTTGATAAGGAATTATCGGCTTTCTTGGGGCCCTTGTAACCCCCTCCAGACGCCTTGTACTTCTGAGTTGCCAGTTGGGCTTTACGAGCGCTCCACTGGCCAGGAGAACCGCCCTTGCCGGACGCCTTAACAGACGCCACGATGCGTTTCCACTTGCCAGGATCTGACTTGGTTGCTGAACTCATGCTTCACCCCATAACCCGAATTTCGGCCTCTCGGCGCTTAACAAGACCGGAAAGAACCCGCCCACCGCCCCTAACCCACAGGCGCAACTGTTCCTTGGCTCCGTCCCAATCTTGAGCGTTGATCTTGCGCCGAAGGGTTGAGGTCTGCAACCTGCCAACCCCTAAGTTATACGCAAAATCCACAATCGCGTTGAACTTGCCCCAGTCCTTGGTCGTCATGGCCAGGGACAGCAGAATGGGGCACTGACGGACAACACCAGGCGCATAGGTGTGCAGCAGTTCCAGTTTGAGCCACTGCTCCGCCGTCTCGCGGGTGATCGGCGGATCATCCATGGATACCTTCTTCCCGTCAGGGCGGAAGACGGTTCCGTAGCCCTGCGTAGGGAAGCCGGCAGGGCAGATGTAGGGATAGATCAGACCGTTGCCATCAACCCGATGCAACCCCTCAAACCGCTTGCAGAGTTCCTCTGCAATGTCCAGTTTCATAGCCCACGCTGCTTCAAGGTGCGGTCAAGGAACCAGTAGTTGATGGTTCCGCTAACGAGGGCCATGAAGTCAGCCGTCATCATGGTGTTGAAGACTTCCTGCGGGGCAGAGCCGTTCATCCAGGCGTTCCAGGCGTACCAGAGGTGAACGAACGACCACAACAAGATGACCCAGTAGGTCACCACCGGACGCACAGAAGCGGACAGGGAAGCCGCCCAACCGCCTGCGGCCTTGGCCATCTCGGCCTGTTGGTTGATGGCGGCGTTGAAGGCATCCATGACCCCAACATCAATAGCCGCATCCCTGGCCGCCCCGATCTCAGCCAACTTCTGTTGCCCGCGGATCTGCTCTAGATCGCACTGGCGGTTGAACATCTGGAGTTCATGCTGACGCTCATTCTTCTTGTCAAAGAACTTCAGGACTTCCGGGGCCAGACGGAAGATGCCCCCGAGGAGGGAGCCAAAGATGCCGCCGCTGAGTAGTTCAAGCATGGTCAGTCCCTTGATGTGGTTACGGTGTCGTCACCCTTGGATACCGTGACTTTGTCCCCTTGCACTGTCACGCGCATGGGCTGCTCGGGCTTATCGAGTCGGTCGAGTTTGTCGATCAGGGTCTGGATGACCTTGAACTCAGGCTTCTCCTGCTTCTCTGCCGTACCGGCGATGCCGTTCATCATGTTGATGAGTGCGACCAAAGCACCGCCGATCATCGTCATCACCGCAGTAATGGCCGAGTCAGACAGGAAGTAAGAAGATCCCACCCCGATCAGCACGATAAGGGTGATGTAGAAGAGGCCAAACCTGCCGATGGACTTGCCGGCAACTTCCTTGGCTGTCTCCCCGGCAGGCTTGATTTCTTCCATTTCAGATCCCCACCAACTTCTTGATGAACATTGCCGCCACACCAGGCCCTAGAAGCACAGCCACGATCATGATGTAGAGCAGATACTCAATCCGACTCATTCGCTTGCTGCCGTCATCTAGCCGGTTTTGGATGGCTTCGTACCGTTGGGCGCAGACTGCCTCGTGAACGGCAAACTTTGTCTCTACCGTGTCGTCACTCATGATGATTAAAAGTTCAGGGTTGTGACTTCAGGCGGTCAACCTCTGCCGCCAGTTCTTGAACAGCCTTCACCAAAACGGCGATCAACTTGCCGTATCCTGCTTCCAGTCGCTCAGGATCACTTGAGTACACAAGGCCAGGGATAGACACGCCCGAGGACTCCTGAGCCGCCTGCAGGTCTTGTGCGATGAAGCCGGTGTCGGTGATTCCAACCTTCCCGCCGTCTCGCGTGTTCCAGTCAAACTGCACCGGGCGGAGCGCTTTGACGAAGTCAAGACCGGCGGGCAAGTCAACCACATTCGTCTTGTCCCGTGCGTCAGACAGACTGGTGATGGTCGTGACTTGGCAACGAAGAGTGGCGATGCTGCTGTTGCCTAGAGTGATCTCGTTGTTGACGCTGTTTGCAGATGCCGCAGCGTTGTAACCAATGATCGTGTTGTTCGATCCGGTCGTCAGGTCGTTCGTGCCAGAAGACGCGGCACTAGAGCCCAAGATGGTGTTTTGGCTGCCTGTGTTAACAAAGTCGCCCGCCTGATGACCAACAATAAGATTGTCAGAACCAACATTTACACGGTTGCCCGCATAGTAGCCAATCGCAACACAGCGAAGCCCAGTAGTTAGTTTCTGTAGAGAATAATCTCCGATACTCAACAACTCGCTTCCGGTGGCGGCAGTCATAGACACATTGCCGATAACAATCGTGCTAGTGCCATTGTTATTAAGTATTGATCCGGAACCAATCTGTATATTTTGAGTCCCGGTTGAAACGCTTGGTAATGCCAAATTGCCAAGCGCTATGTTGGATGCGCCGGTTGTGAGGTTAAGTAAGGCTTGATGACCCAACGCAATATTGGAGCTCCCAGTCGTGCAATCAAACCCCGCAGAATTTCCAATAAAAGTATTGGTTGTTCCCGTAGCACTAGGGCCCGCATTGAAGCCATAAAAAGTGTTCTGGCTTACATCTTCTGTTTTGCCTACAAGCGCCGCCGTAGCCTTGGTGGCAATGACCTGCACCGCATTGCTGCTGTCCTTGTAGAACAACTTCCCATCAAAGGTGTTGATCGCCAGTTCTCCGGCAGCCAGATTCCCCGCCGTTGGGGCGCTTGAAGGCGTCGCCGAGTAGTAAAGTTTGATGGGCGTAAAGCCTGCCTGTGCCATCTCGTGCTCCTTTAGGATTCAGCAGGCTTATCTTCTGCCGGCTCTTCTTGCTTCAGTTGCGCTTCTGCCTGCGTCTTGACTTTCATGGCCACAGGGAACGCCCCCGACTTGGTGGGCAATTCACTGAGGCCCGCAAGGATGAGGTTGATGTCTTCGATGGTGAGGTTTTGGAGAGTGATCATTTTTTTATCAGTTAGGGATGGAGGGCCAGTCAACGCTCATGGGAAAAAACTCTTGAGCCGTGATGTCGCGCAGGGCTTGGCGGTAAGCCGCCCATGCTTCCCGGTCTACCGGAGCATCTGCTACCTGAGTCCAATCGCACGAAGCAAGTTTCTCGGTGCGCTCTTGCCGAATAGACGCAGCCATCGCGTCTAGGTCAGGGCCGGGCGTAAACGGCTCAGGCTCACGATCACGGGGTTGCCAGTCACCATTCACCCACTCATGCGGCCCGTCACCAGGAGGGGCAGAGTATGTCCACCCCATCCCGATCCCGTCTTTTGGGTTGATCTGCTTGGATGCGCCGATGTAGCCGTTGGGCTTGATCTCATACACAGTAATCATGTTCATGCCCCTGCGTAGATGTAAGCCGTTTGACCTGTTGCAGTTCCTGCCGGGGGAACCCAGAAAGTCGTGCTTGTGTTGTACGAGCGCAGCGGAATCTCACCGATAAGATAACAAGCCCTATCGTTGCCCAATGTCCCTCCGGGAAGCAACAATGTTGTGCCACGAACCGGCATTTCTTTGCTTGTCCCTGTGTTAAAGGAGAAGTTAAGAACAGATGCGGGGGCAACTATATTAAACCCCGTCCCGCTTTTTAGATTTAGTATTCCTCTATTGATACCACCGCCTGAAAGCGCATAAGCAAAATTTCCGTAACCGTACACAAGACTTTGCACTGAAACACTATTTATGGGTAACAGTGTTGATCCATCGGAAGTTGCAAATGTAGAACAGATCAAATACCCATTCAGATAAATAGTTGCTCGCCCGCTTGTTACATTAGCAGCAAGTGCGGCCCAAGTCACGCCGCCATCTGTAGATTTTAGAATCTGCCCATTTATATCAATACCCGCATACGCATTAGTTCCATCAGAACTAATCGTGCCACTAAAGCCAATAGAAGCGCCATACGGCAATACGCGCCCAGTCCAAGTTACACCATCCGACGATGTATAAATGCCTGCGGTGATGTTTTGCGCGGCAGTAATTGTTTGTGCCGAAATGAAATTTCCGTTGGCGTAGTTAATATCAATGGCAGCACCGGCAATCGTAGAAGTGTTTGTAAAGGTGCCAAAGTCAGCGGACTTGCTCCAAGTCGTGCCGTTGGTGGATTTGTAGAACGATTGCGGCTGACCTGATGCGGCAGACACAACAAGCACCCATGCCGAACCGCTATACGCCATAGCGACAGCAGTAGTAGGAGGAAGCGTCCGGTCTGCAATAGTGAAAGTTATTCCATCGGACGACTCAAACAATCCACCGTTGCTGAGTGCGTAGTAGTACGAACCGAGTTTATATAGCCTGCTTACAGAATTAGGCACATACTGCACATGGTCACAGTTTCTCCAAGCCAACCCATCGGTTGAGGTTTGGATAAAACCACCGTTAATTGC